TCCAATCATGGTTCAGTTGGATCAAGAAATTATAAAGAAAGCTAAAGCTGGAGATATAGCTATAGCTAATGGTGAAGCATTTCAGAAAGATCTAGAAGCTATGGTTAAGAAATCAGCTAATTTAACAGCTGATGGATATGACGATGGTGCTAATCAATTAACTAGATACTTTCAAGCTACTTGGAAAAAGAGAGCTATTCAAATACATGAAACTCTTCCAGAAGGAGAAAAACATAAGGCTGGTCAAATGGCTTTCGACGAAATAAAAGCTTTATTCGAGAGTGAGACTGCAAAGGGACCTTCAAATAGTATGTTCCAAGATGATCGAGCTAATTTTATAAGTCCTAACTCTTCAACTAAAGAACAGATAGCTGAAAATGCAAAAGCGGTTGATAACGCAATTATGAAAGAGAACTATTACTTAAGAAATATGGGGTACGCTGCGTTAAGTTCTCCAAGACTTTTCTTTAGTGAGCAAGAATTAATTGAAATGCAGAATAAATCTGCAACTCAAGGTGTTTTAGTTATTCCGGAGAAAGCAAAAAGAATTGCTAAAAAGTTTGATAACTTAAATGCGATTGATGTTATAAACCTACAGCGTGAATCATTAGGAATGGAAAAACTTACAAGTAATTCATTAAAAGCGTTTGATGGTCTACCTACTGAATCTAAATTTCTACTTAATTACTCTGCTACTAGCATCACATCTGCCCGATCCTGGGGTACATATGGTGAGAACGTAGTGGGCATAAGGGAAGACGGCGAAGAGATATTTAAGTTAGGTGAAAAGAACGGATTAGAATTTGCACCACTCGCAGCTGGAATTGAATTTGGTGAACAACTTGAAAGAGATGGATTCACATTTGATAGCACTGATGAAATATATAAATCTTTAAACCCAGCCCAGAAAGTTAGTTATAACCAACTTTTATATAAATACAGCGGTGGTACAGATAAGTATGCTTTAGACAATCTTATCTATCCCGAAATATCTAAGTATCTAGAATGAACGACGAAATAATGGATGAGTTGAATGAAGCTGTCCCACGTTTAACAGAAGAAGCTATTAAGTCTATGGATCAGTTTCAACAAGAAGCTGCTTATAGACAACAAGAGTTAGCTGTTGAATCAGAAGACCAAGGTCAAACTGGAGAGACAAGTCAACCAACATCCACAGGTTCTACGGAACAACAAAAACTAGAAGTACCAGAAGAAGACACTCGAACTGGTCTACAAAAATTTCTTGGCTATGACAAAGAATTAACAAACAAAGCCAAGAGAGGAGAAAAAATTACCTTTGCAGACACCTTTGGAGGACAATCAGCAAGTTTAAAAAATCCACTTAATGCTACTAACTACCCAGCAGCAATGGGAGCTGGTGTTGTTGACTTTGCTATTGATACAGTAAACATTCTTCCCCATGTAGCTCTTCCAAAACTACCTAAATATGAAAGTGCTACTTTACAAGGTGTTAGAGAAATATCGGGAATCGTAATTCCTTCTTTATATGGAGGAATGTATTTAAAGATGTTAGGTAGAGCAGCTCATGCCAAAGTAGCTTGGTCTGTTGGTAATAACCCTTTAATGCGATTTATGGGAAATGCCGGAGCTGATGCGTTAGCTGGTGGTATTGTCGATAGAATTAACACAGTAAACGAGACAGATCATAACGCAGCTGGATCTTTAAAAGCAGCGTGGCCGCAGACTTACGGCTGGATACCAGATAATATTGCCACACTAGATAGTGATTCTCCTGAAGTTAAAAGGATGAAGAACGTTAACGAAGGAATTGGATTAAGTTTCTTTGGAGATATTTTATTAGGTGGTACGAAAATTCTTAGAGAACTGAAAGGTATTGACGAAGCAACTCAATGGGTACCTAAATCTGAACAAGCTAAAAATTGGGTTGAGAAGAAGAATGCAAAGAAAATAATATCTGATGACCCAGCTGAAAATGAGATGATCATTAACAGCCAAAAGAGAAAAGAACAATTTACCGAAATGGGTAAATACAATCTTTCTCAAAGTGTAGATTTAGATAATCCTGTAAAAGGAGTCCATGATTTTTATGAAGATTATGAATTAGGTTTCAGGACTGCTGATGATGGAGGTATCGTCATAGCTCAATATGATGCTGTCCGTATCTCTAAAAATATAGATAGCGTCCAAGGAAGAGTTGGAAGTGTATTTACTGATTCTGCATTAAGAGAAGGATTAAATCTTGATGATGCTGGATTAGGTACTATGCGTGAACTATCCAAAGATCTTCAATTAGACATTGAGTGGCACGGTCAAACTGGAAAAGTCATTACTCATAAAGAAGCTGTAGAGGTTGGAGAAGATCTAGCTGCTGCACTATATGAAATGGATACTCCAGAAATGAAGCGTGTGATAGATAACTTCTTAACTGGTACAGATGCTGATACAGGAATAAAAGTTTTAAATACTGAAGGTTACGTTGGTGTATTCAATGCCATTAAGAAATACTTTGATGACTATATGAATATGGACTTGGCACGTGCTCAAGCATATACAAGTACATCATTAGCTGGTCAAGTATCTGATATGGCAGAAGGTGCAAGATTAATGGAAGATGCTCCACTTGCTGTACAAAGAGCACAAGAGCAAATCTTAGATAGATTGCAATATCTTATGAATTTAAAAGCACAAACTTCTTATGCAAGAGGTAGAGCTTTAAATATGACAAACCTTTGGAATCGAATTAGAACATTAGATTTTAAAAAGAAAGGTGGTAAGAAAAATATTTTAAATAATGCACTTGAATACGTTAAGAAAGAAAAGAAAGAAACAATAGAAAACCTTAAAAAGATAACTCTGGAATCAAAAGAAGCAATTGATTTAATCAGAATGTTGAATAAGGAAAAACCATCGATGTTAAAACCATTGATGTTGGCTTATGAGACTACTGATGGAAATGTAAATACTATTGCGAAGCTAAATAAATATTTCCAAGAATCAACAGGAGTATTTAAAAAAGCTTTAATTGATAGAAATCCTGAAATGCCGTCTGTTGTTGTACAGGGTGCATGGGGAAATATCTATAACTCTGTTCTATCTGCTATCGGTACTCCACTAAAAGCGGGTATGTCTAACTTAGCTCTTATGATTGAAAGACCAATAGCTACTGTGGCTGGAGCAATCGCTCAGGGTGATCTAGCTACTTTAAGAAGAGCAAGCTATATGTACACAGTTGGAATGGTTGATACCTTACAGAAAGCTACTAAACATATGAATACTGTTTTCAGACAGGCTTCGAGAGATCCTAGTTCTGTTGAATACATTATGCGTAAAGATTTCCAGATTAAGAATGCGAAGACATTAGAGTCTTTAAATGCTTATGCCGATGCTAAAGCCCTAGAAGGGTTTGATGGACCAAAAGCAATGATGGCAAGAGTTGAAGCTATGAATGATTTAGCCGAGCATCCTTGGTTAAGATTTGGAGCTAACTCTATGACGGCTTTCGACGGATTCACAAGATCTTTTATTGCTAGTGTTGAATCTAGAGGTAGAGCATATGACGCATTAATCGAAAAAGGGAGAAAGGTTACAGATAAAAGTTTAAAAAAAGCAAGCAATAAATTATATAAAGAGATGTTCGATGAGAACGGAATGATTACAGATAAAGGTGTGGAGTATGCGAGTAGAGAAATAGCTATGAACCTCGATAATCCGGGAGTTGATGGTATCAATACTTTGCTTTCTTATGCACCAGCATTTAAACCATTCCTCATGTTCCCAAGAACAGCTATAAACATGTTGCGTTTTGCTGGTAGCCATAATCCACTAGGTTTATTTATTAATCGTCTTAATGACTTCAGAAAACCATTTGCTCAAATGGATGGTAGTGAAGTAGAAAGATTATTAAGAGCAAACCAAGTTGATATTGATAGCGTAAATATTGAAGCTGCTTATGAGACTATTCGTGCCGAATTAAAAGGTAGAAAAGCTATAGGTACTCTCTCAGTATTTGGTGCTGTTGGATTATTTAGTTCTGATAGACTTCGCGGTAATGGTATCTACGATAAGACTAGACAACAGACAAGAAAACAACTTGGTTGGACACCTCGTACATTTAAAGGTTGGGATGGTAAATGGTATAGCTATGACGGATTAGGAGCTATTAGTGATTGGATTGCCTTAACAGCTGATGTTATGGACAACATTGTTGATGGAACTTTAGATGAACCTTCAGCAGAATTATGGCTCAATAAGATGGGTTATATATTAGCTACAAACATCACTAACAAATCATTCTTAGCTGGTCTTGAACCAATGAATGACGTGTTAGCTGGAAACCCAGCAGCTTTAAATAGATGGCTTGCAAGTTTTGGTAGTAGCTTTGTCCCGGGAAGTGGACTTAGAAATGAATTTTCTAGATTATTTACCCCACAGTTAAAAGAAGTTGAACAGGAGTTTACTCAATTATTAGCCAACAGAAACCCTATTAGTAAAGCCGGATTACCTGATGCTTACGATTGGGTAGACGGTGGTTTAATAAGAGAACCTTTAAATTTCTGGCAAAGATTAGTTAATACATATTCTCCTACTTTTAAACAAACTGATTCATTATCACCTGTTAAACAGTTCTTAATTGACGTTGAGTTTGATGGAAGACCACAACTAAATACAAATGGTAATGGAGTTGAATACACTCCTGAACAACGCTCACAAGTTACGCAACTTATGGGTAAGGACAAGCTATTTGCTAAAGAAGTTGAACGCATAATGAATACTAAAGAAGGTAAAAATTTCAGAAATGAATTTAAGAAAGCCACTAGACTTGGCATTTCTTTAGATAGAAAGGACTTTAAAAATATTCATCGAATGCTTAGAAAAGCTTTAAGAACTGCACAGAATAATGCAGAACTTAGAATTGCAGAAAGAGGAATAGTAGAGAAGAAACAGTACTACAACAAGTCAATAGAAAAAGCACAACGAAGAGGAGATATAGAAGAAATTCGCAGACTTCAAAAATTAGCTAAAGAGCTTTAAAAAAAAGTAAATGACAACTACATATACCGATAACGGGACGAATACTCCTAATGGATCCCATTTGGAGTTTTCTTTTACGTTTCCCGTTCTACAAACTGAAGATGTAAAAGTTGCTCTTAATGGAGTAACACAAGCTACAACTAAATATTCCGTATCCACCTCACCCAGCTCAAAAATAACTTTTAATAACACTAACGTTGATAGCTCTGTTCAAGAAAGTACAGGTGCTCCAAAAACTGGTGTTGCAGTAAGAGTTTATAGACAAACCACAGTACAAAAAAATAATGGGGATGCTGACCCTAAAGCTGTATTCGCAGCTGGATCATCTATCCGTGCAGGAGATCTGAATAACAACGTAGATCAAGCTTTATTCGCTTTAGCTGAATTACAAGAAAGAGAAGTCCAAGCTGAGAACATAGCAGATGGGGCAATAAGAAGTGTCAATATTTTCGATGGAACTCTTGTTGATGCTGACATTAGCGGAAGTGCTGCTATAGCACAAAGCAAGATTGCTACAGGTGCATTACCTAGTGGCATAACTGTTAACTCAGCAAACATAGTTAATGGATCAATAGTTAATGATGATATAAGTAACTCCGCAGCTATAGCTGGTTCAAAAATATTACCTAACTTTGGATCACAAAATATAGTTACTACTGGAACTGTAGATGGAAGAAACGTATCTGCTGACGGTACAAAACTTGACGGAATAGAAGCTGGAGCTACTGCTGACCAAACAAACGCAGAGATAAAAACAGCTTACGAAGCTAACGCAAATACTAATGAGTTTAGTGATGCAGAGCAGACTAAGTTAGCTGGAATAGAAACCGCAGCTACTGCCGATCAGACTGCTGCTGAAATCAAAACTTTAATTCAGTCCGACAAGCTTGAGTTATCTGAGATAGATACTACATCTTTAGATAGTAGATATTTCACAGAAACTGAACTAACTAACGGAGCTTTAGACGGAAGATATTACACAGAAACAGAAGCTGAAGCTAAATTCCTTAGACAGGATTCAACAGAAACTATTGCTAGTGGAGTTACATGGTCTGGTACTGATTCCAAAGTAGCAACTACTGCTGCTATTGATGCAAGAATAATTGACCTCCTCGAAGACGTAGGTGGATTCGTACCTTTAGCAAATGAAACTTCATTCCCTACAGCTAATCCGGATATTAACAACGGGGCTGGCACTGTGGTGTCTGTTAAAGCTGTATCAACAAATCTTACCCCCAGCTCCGGAACAGTCACCATTGCAAACGGTGCAGGAACTGGCAACACTGTCACTATTACAGGAGTAACAGGTGTAATACCTCAAGGTTTT